TTCTTTATATTCTGGGAAGCTTGTAAAGCAGACACAAGATGCTATGGTATGTGTTATCTAAAGAATAGACGATCTGGTTTTTCTTTTATGAGTTCATCAGAGACTGTTAACCAAGCAACTTTAGCAAGTGATAGTAGATTTGGTATATTATCTAAAACAGGTGCCGATGCAAAGAAGATGTTTACAGATAAAGTTGTACCAATAAGTTTAAACTATCCATTCTTCTTCAAACCAATACAAGATGGTATGGATCGTCCAAAGTCTGAACTAGCATATAGAGTTCCTGCTAAGAAGTTTACTCGTAGAAAAATGAGGGAACACGAAGAGCAAGATGATATGGAAGGACTAGATACAACTATTGACTGGAAAAACACAGGTGATAATAGTTATGATGGTGAAAAGCTTTCTTTATTAGTACATGATGAATCTGGTAAGTGGGAGAGACCTGATAATATAAAAAACAACTGGAGAGTTACAAAAACTTGTTTACGATTAGGTAGTAGAATTATAGGTAAGTGTATGATGGGTAGTACAAGTAATGCTCTTGACAAAGGTGGTGAGAATTTTAAGAACTTATACAACAACTCAGATGTTACAAAAAGAAATAGAAATGGACAGACTAAGTCAGGATTATATTCTTTGTTTATTCCTATGGAATGGAATTACGAAGGGTTCATTGACGAGTATGGACAACCCATATTTAATGCTCCTAAAAAACAAACATTTGATCCACATGGAGTAGAAATAGATTACGGTGTGATAGATCACTGGGAAAATGAAGCCGATGGTTTAAGAGATGATCAAGATGCTTTAAATGAATTTTACCGTCAGTTTCCTAGAACAGAAGAACACGCGTTTAGAGATGAGACAGGTAATAGTCTATTTAACTTAGTTAAAATATATGAGCAAATAGATTTTAATGAAGGAAATAGAAACTCATCAGTATTAACATCTGGTAATTTTCAATGGACTAATGGAGTAAAAGATACTCAAGTTACTTTTAATCCAGATCCAAAAGGTAGATTTAAAGTAAGTTGGGTTCCAGGACAAAGATTACAAAACAACGTTATACTTAAAAATGGTATTAAGTATCCAGGCAACGAACACATGGGAGCATTTGGGTGTGACTCATACGATATATCTGGAACAGTTGACGGCAAAGGATCTAAAGGTGCTTTGCATGGACTGAGTAAGTTTTCAATGGAAGACGCTCCAGCTAATACGTTCTTTTTAGAATATATAGCTAGACCTCAAACTGCAGACATATTTTTTGAAGACGTACTAATGTCTTTAGTATTTTACGGAATGCCGTTACTAGCAGAGAACAATAAACCAAGATTATTATACTATTTAAGAAGAAGAGGGTATAGAGGTTTTAGTATGAACAGACCAGACAAGATCTGGAATAAATTATCGGTTGCAGAAAAAGAAGTTGGTGGAATACCAAACTCTAGTGAAGATATAAAACAAGCTCATGCAGCTGCAATTGAAATGTACATTAACGATCACGTTGGTCAATTACAAGATAGTACCTATGGAGCTATGTATTTTAACGAAACGTTAAATGATTGGTCAAAGTTTGATATAAACAAAAGAACAAAGCATGATGCTTCAATAAGTTCTGGGTTAGCAATAATGGCTTGTAATAGACATCTTTACAAACCAAATCCAGATAAAAATAAAACACCAATAAACCTAACGATATCAAAATATAATAACAAAGGAGTTTCATCAAGAATAATTAAACAAGATATATGATAGAGTCTATTAGGAATTTTCCATCTCAAGCGGTAAGTGACAACGAGAAAAAATCACAAGAGTACGGTTTAAAAGTAGCTAAAGCTATAAGGTATGAATGGTTCTCGGGTGGCGTATCTAAATACTCAGGTCACAGGCAAAGTTTTCATAAGTTAAGATTATACTCTAGAGGCGAACAAGCTGTAGAGAAATATAAAAATGAGTTATCTATTAATGGTGATTTGTCTTATTTAAACTTAGACTGGAAACCAGTACCTATAATTCCTAAGTTTGTAGATATTGTTGTTAACGGTATGGCGCAAAGAACATTTGAAATAAATTGTTTTTCTCAAGATCAATATGGAGTTAGTAAGAGAACTGAATATATGGAGTCTATACTAAGAGACATGAAGTCTAAAGAGTATAATGACGTTGCTCAACAACAGTTTAATATGGACTTATATGAAAACAATAAGGACATGCTTCCAGATTCAGAAGAAGAACTAGCTTTACATATGCAACTTAACTACAAACAAGCAGTTGAGTTAGCTGAAGAACAAGCTCTTAACGTTTTAATGGAAGGTAGTGACTACGATCTTATAAGAAGAAGAACCTTATACGATATAACAACAATTGGTATAGGAGCAACTAAAACTACATTTGACTGGAGCGATGGAGCTAGAGTTCAATATGTAGATCCAGCTGATTTAATATATTCACATACAGACTCTCCTTATTTTGATGATCTATATTACGTTGGTGAGGTAAAAGAAATACCAATAAACGAATTAGTAAAAGAGTTTCCTAATCTCACAGAGGAAGAAATTAAAGAAATAAGAGACAAATCAAGTGATCCTTTAAATTATAGTCCAACAAGAGATCGTAATAAAGTACACGTGTTGTACTTTAATTACAAGACGCACGGAAACGATGTTTATAAAGTTAAGAAAACTGGAACAGGTAATGATAAGATTATACAAAAAGACGACACGTTTAATCCACCAAAAAACAAAGAAGGTGAATTTAGTAAACTAGAAAGAGTTGTTGAGTGTTTATACGAAGGTGTTTTTGTATTAGGTTCACAAAAACTTTTAAGATGGAGAATGTCACCAAATATGATGAGATCTCAATCTGATTTTAGTAGAGTTAAAATGAACTACCAAATTGTAGCACCAAGAATATATAAAGGTAAAATAGAATCATTAGTTGGTAGAATAACAGGTTTTGCTGATATGATTCAACTTACTCATTTGAAGTTACAACAAGTTATGGCAAGAATGGTACCAGATGGTGTGTTCTTAGATGTTGATGGTTTAGCTGAAGTTGATTTAGGTAATGGAACAAACTATAATCCACAAGAAGCTCTAAACATGTTTTTCCAAACTGGTTCTGTTGTTGGTAGAAGCTTTACATCTGAAGGAGATCAAAACCCAGGTAAAGTACCAATACAGCAAATACAAAATGGTGTAAGTGGAGGTAAGATGCAAGCTTTAATACAGACTTACAATTATTATCTACAAATGATAAGAGATGTAACTGGACTTAATGAAGCAAGAGATGGTAGTGTGCCAGACGCTAATGCTTTAGTTGGTGTACAAAAATTAGCAGCAGCAAACTCAAACACAGCAACAAGACACATACTTCAATCAATGTTGTTTTTAACTGTTCAATCAGCTGAGTGTTTATCTTTAAGAATATCAGATATAATAGAGTATTCACCAACAAGAGAAGCTTTTATAAGAGCTATTGGTGCTCATAATGTAGCTACATTAACAGAGATGAAAGAATTACATCTTTATGACTTTGGTATATTTATAGAATTATTACCAGACGAGGAAGAAAAAGCTACACTTGAAAATAACATACAAGTTGCTATTGCTCAGAAAATGATAGACTTAGACGATGCTATTGATCTTCGTGAAACTAGAAACATAAAACTAGCTAACCAACTTCTTAAAGTAAAAAGAAGAAAGAAGATGGAAAGAGATCAAATAATGCAACAACAAAATATACAAGCTCAAGCTCAAGCAAACGCTCAACAACAACAAGCAGCAGCACAAGCTGAGATAGCTAAGAATCAAGCAAAGATTGAGGTTGAAGAAGGTTTAGAAAAAACTAAAAATGCTTTAAAGATTCAATTCTTACAAAGAGAAGCTCAAGTTAAAAAGGAACTAATGGTACTTGAATTTGAGTTAAACAACAAGCTAAAAGGTCAAGATGAAAAACTATCTAAAGAAATGGATAAAATGAAAGAAGATAGAAAAGATCAAAGATCTGATAGAGAAGCTATGCATAAAGCTAAGCTAGAAGACAAAAAACAGGGTGGTTTAGTTAATAACTTTGAATCATCAGGTAATGATATAATTACAGGAGGAGCTGGTCTTAGCGGGCTATAGTCCTTATTTTTAATATTTTATAAAATTTTATTATGGCAGAAGAAAACAAAAAAGTAGAAGAAACTACTGAAAAAACTAAAGTCACAAAGGTTAGTATGCCTAAAGCTAAAAAACCAGTTGATGATATTATAAAGGTAGACTTATCAAAACCACCAGTTGAAAAAACTGAAGAGGTTAAAGAAGAACCAGTAAAACAAGAAGAGGTTATTGTTATAAACGAAGAACCTAAAGTTGAAGAACCTAAGAAAGAAGAAGCTCCTATACTACAAGAAATTACAAACGAAGAGGTACTAAAAGCTAAAAAAGAAGTAGAGCAAGTTGTAGTAGATAGAGAAAACACTGCAAATCCTCTACCTGAAAACGTAGAAAAGCTTTTAAAGTTTATGGCGGATACTGGCGGAGACATGAAAGACTACGTTAACTTAAACAGAGATGTATCTAAATTAGATGACTCTGATGTATTAGATGAATATTATCGTACAACTAAATCGCACTTAACACCAGAAGAAAGAAGCTTTTTATTAGAAGATTCTTTTGGTTATGATGAGGGAGTTGATGACGATAAAGAAATAAGAAAAAAGAAAATAGCCCTTAAAGAGCAAGTTGCCGAGGCTAGAAGCCACCTGGACGGGCAAAAGTCCAAATACTATGAAGATATCAAAGCTGGGTCAAAGTTGACCCCAGAACAACAAAAAGCAATTGATTTCTTTAATAGACACAACAAAGAGAATGAAGAGCGAAATAAACTAAACGAAGAAACTATAAGTGCTTTTAGACAAAAAACTAATAAAGTTTTTGACGATGAATTCAAAGGTTTTGATTACAAAGTTGGAGACAAGAAATTTAGGTTTAATGTTAAAAATTCACAAGAGGTAAAAGAAACACAGAGTGATCTTAATAACTTTCTAAACAAGTTTGTTGGGGAAGACAATAGAACAATGGAAGATGCTGCTGGTTATCACAAGTCTCTATTTACAGCTATGAACGCTGATAAAATTGCTAAACACTTTTATGAACAAGGTCAAGCAGATGCTATCAAAGGTCAAGTTGCTAAAGATAAAAATATAGATATGAACCCTAGACAAGTACACGGTGAAACAAACGTTGGAGGAGTTAAATATAGGGTGTTAGGAGAAAACGCTAATGATTTCAAGTTTAAAATAAAAAGTAAAAATAAAAAATAAATATAAATTTAAAAAATATAAATTATGGCAATTTCAAATCCCGGTGGTTTGTTGAATAGTGTACCTGCTCCACAAAAGCAAACTCTATCAACTAATTACTTAGACTTAGCGGGCACAACAGGTGAAGGTTGGGCTCAACAATACGTGCCAGACTTAATGGAACAAGAAGCTGAGGTTTTCGGACCTAGAACAATTTCTGGTTTCTTGTCACAAGTCGGTGCAGAAGAATCAATGCAAGCAGATCAAGTTGTTTGGTCAGAACAAGGTAGATTACATTTATCTTATAAAGGTCTTGTTACTAATTCTACAGGAGCAAACGCTGGTGCTGGTGCAACAGCAACAAATACAATAACGGTAACAACAGATATTGATGGTCTTACACCTGGTAAGCATGGTGTTAGAGTTAATGATACAGTTATTATAGCGAACTCTAATGGAGTTCACAAGTGCTTAGTAACAAATGTTACAGGTGATTTAGCTTTTGAAGTATTAGCTTATGACTTAGGTGCTGGTGGTTTAACAGATACAACTGATACTACTGGAACAACTATATTAGTTTATGGTTCTGAATACGGCAAAGCAATGAGTTACAATGCTGGTGGCGCTGCAGCTACAGCTTTAGCAACTGATCAAAGAGGTGCTAACGAACCTGTTTTCAAAAGCTTTCAAAACAAACCAATTATAATGAAAGATTACTACGAGGTATCAGGATCTGACGCTTCTAGAGTTGGTTGGGTTGAAGTTTCAACAGAAGAAGGTGCTTCTGGATACTTATGGTATTTAAAAGCTGAATCTGATACAAGGTCAAGATTTTCTGATCACGTTGAAATGGCAATGTTAGAAGCTGAAAAAGGTGTTACTGCTACTACTACTATTGATGGATCTACTGTTATGGGAGATTCTGCTGCTGCTGGTGACTTGGTTGGTACTGAAGGTTTGTTTGCTGCTATTGAAAATAGAGGTAATATAACTACAGGTGTTACAGGTGTTAATGCTGCAACTGATTTAGCTGAATTTGACGCTATTTTAGCAGAGTTTGATTCTCAAGGAGCTATTGAAGAGTACATGATGTTCGTTAATCGATCAACTAGTCTAGCAATGGATGACATGTTAGCTTCAATGAATTCTTACGGAGCTGGAGGTACTTCTTACGGAGTATTTGACAACGATGAAGGAATGGCATTAAACTTAGGTTTCTCAGGTTTCCGAAGAGGTTCATATGACTTCTACAAATCTGATTTTAGATACTTAAATGATAAAGCTACTCGTGGAGGTATTAACGCAGCTGCTGGAGCAAACGCAATTAGAGGTGTTATGGTTCCTGCTGGAATGTCAACTGTTTACGATCAACAAGTTGGTTCTAGTATGAAGCGTCCTTTCTTACACGTTCGATATAGAGCTTCTCAAACTGATGACCGAAGAATGAAATCTTGGGTTACTGGTTCAGTTGGAGCTGCTACATCAGCGCTTGATGCAATGCAAATGCACTTCTTAACTGAAAGGTGTTTAATCACTCAAGGTGCAAACAACTTTATGTTAATGAAGTAGTATTCACTTTATGGAATAGGGGCAGCTAAGTGCTGCCTCTATTTTTTTATTAATTTTTATTATATTATATTATGGCAAAGAAAAACAAAGAAACCAAGGTTGAAGAACCTATAGTTGAAGAAACGGTTGTTATAGAACAACCAGTGGTTAAAGCTCCTAAAGTAGAAGCTCAACCTAAAAAAAATAAATGGGAAATAAAAGATAGGATATATTATTTAAAAGGTAGTAAAAAACCTTTATCTCATTCTGTTAGAACATCTGATGTGTTTTGGTTTGACGAAGAAAAAGGTTTTGAAAGAGAACTTAAATATTGTCAAAACCAGAGAACATGTTTTGTAGACGAAATGAAAGGTGATCAAAGACTAGAACATATTGTTTTTAGAAGTGGTAGTTTGTTTGTACCAAAAGAAAAAACTGTATTACAAAAGTTATTATCTATATATCACCCACACAAAGATAAAATATATTATGAACATAAACCAGTTGAAATAGCTGAAAATCAATTAGACTGGTTAGAGTTTGAAGTTGAAGCTTTATCTATCGCAAAAGATATGGATATTGATTTAGCTGAGGCTGTTATGAGAGTAGAGTCAGGATCTAGTGTATCTAACATGAGTTCTAAAGAACTTAGAAGAGATTTATTATTATTTGCTAGAAGAGATCCTAAAACTTTCTTAGAGTTAACTAATGACGATAATGTTACACTTAGAAACTTTGGTATTAAAGCGGTTGAAGCTAACATTATAAGACTTTCTAACGATCAAAGATATTTCTTATGGGGATCAAATGATAGAAAAATCATGACAGTTCCTTTTGATGAACATCCGTATTCAGCTTTAGCCCAATGGTTTAAAACTGATGAAGGAATGGAAATATATTCCAATATTGAAAAAAGAATAAAATAATAATTCTTTTAAATAACTAAAGTAGCCACTCCTAACCGGGTGGCTATTTTTATTTAGAGTAGTAACCTTTTACTTTATTATGTAATTATAATACTATAAAATGTATATTATGGAATCAAAAGGATTAGGAGATAGTATAGAAAAAGTAACAAAGGTAACTGGATTAAAATCTTTAATGGATTTATCAATGGGATTAGTAGGTAAGAAAGATTGTGGTTGTAATAAAAGAAAACAGTGGTTAAATAAAAAAGTACCTTATAACAATAAATAAAAATGGCAGTAAACGTAGATACGGTATACCAAAAGGTTTTAATGCTAGCAAATAAAGAGCAAAGAGGTTATATAACACCTCAAGAGTTCAACTTATTAGCTGACAAAGCTCAATTGGAAATATTTGATAGTTATTTTCATGATTTAAAAATGGCATATCATAAACCAACAAAAAATCAACTTGGTGTTGCTTTTGATGAAATAGAAATGCTTCAAGAAAAGTTAAACCCATTTAAAGTTGTTGCAACTATAACGCAAGTAGCAGATGATGCAACTATGAATATAGCTGCTCAAAACGTTTACTTAATAGATAATCTTCTTCAAGCCAATAGAGATGTAACAGAGCTATCAGGTAAAGAAATACTATATACACAAAACAACCCTTTAACAGCAGCTACAATAGCTAGAAGAGTTTACGTTAGAGAAACAAACTCAATACTAAGATTATATCCAACACCTTTAGTTGAAACAGATTTTGATTTACACTATTGGTCAAGACCACCAGCACCTAATTGGGGATATGTTGTTGTTAATAAAAGAGCATTATATAATAATAGTGCAGCAACTAATTTCTCTTTACACGCATCTGAAGAAGAAAACTTAGTTTCAAGAATACTACAATTAGCTGGAGTTGTAATAATGAAACCTGGTATAGTTGAAATTGGTGCAGCAGAAAAAGCAGCTACTAAAGCAGAACAAAATAATTAATTATGGGATTACTAGACGGAATAAATCAA